ATATTGAAGCCACAGCCGCTCCATGTTGCGCTTAAACCAGCTTGGCCAGAAAACTTCTTTGAGCAGTGGCCGCCCCATGCGGTTGCGGCTGCGCTTGCGATAGCTGTAGACCAGAAACTTTTGTTCCGGAACCCGAGTTCCCTCCGAGGCCCAGGGATTGTCGAGCAATTGCAATTGCCCCACCTGCGGATAAAATCGATTGCCAAACAAAAATAGTTCCTGCGGGCAATCGCTGATCTCCATCAGCTCCGCCTGGCCCTCGGAAGTATCGAAGACCAATTCCTGCACACTGAAGCCATAGCCAGGCGCGTCCAGAATGCAATCCAGCACCGCGTGGAAGTCGAGCCTGCCGAGCTGCTCTTCAATGAATTCCTTGGCCTCCTGAGCCAATGAAGATTCATCGCGCGGCGCGGGCAGCACGCTGCGATCGCGCTCCAGCACGCTGAGCTTCAGGGTGTGCAGGCCATTGGCCACGTCCGGGTCTTTTTCCTCCAGCTCGCGGAAGTAGGCCATGGTCTCGGGCATGTTGTAGGTCATGGCGCCCCAGATCGCCGAAGGATTGCGCGTGCCACCGAAGGCCAGCGTATTGCGGTAAAGCGAGATCTGCTGCAGGTAGAGGCTTTGGGTCGAGATGATCTCGCCCCTGGGCGGCATGGGAGGAACGGCTTGAATCTTTTTCTCGGTATTTTTGGCCATCACAGGAACCCCTTGGTTTGCGCGTAGGAAGTTTGTTTCTCGGCGGTCTCGACGCCGGCGAGCATGCAGACGCCGCCATCGCCGGCCAGATCCGCAAGGGACTTGGCCCAGAAGGCGTCGGCGTGGGTATAGAGCTTTCGCTTCACGCCGCCGGCCACGGCCGTATCTACCTCGATGCGCGGCGCGTCAAAAGTTACTCCAGAAGGAGTGGCCTGGCGCTTGATGGCTTGCAGCTCGGCGCGGATCTGCGGATCGTAGGGAATGCGCGAGCGCTGTTGCTCGAAGCGTTTCTTGATGCGAATGGCCAGATCCGTCTTCATCTTCACGCCATCATCATTGGAGCCGCCGAAGCTCACTCCCATCAGCCGCCCTTGATTTTCCAGATCCAAAAGATCGAACAAGCCCACGCCCATGCCGGTTTTGTCGATGGCGCTGCGCGAGGTCATCTTCACTATCGGATTGAGGCGCTTGCACTGCTCCGGAAAACTCATGGCGTGCAGCTTGATGACGGCGCGCGTCCAGGCCACGTCGCCGATCTTTTCATCAAGCCACAGGCAGGTGGCGTCGTGATCGCGTCCCACATCGATGCCGCTGAAGAGCGAGCCGCGCTTTTGGAAGCCGGGCGGCAGATCGAGCGTCGCGCCCGCATCCTCGCAGGCGGCGATCAGATCCAGCGTGAGCCATGCGCCGGTGGACTTGAGGAAGACGCAGCAGAATTCCTGATTCCAGGTATCGTCGTCATTGAGGCCGCGGCGCATTTCCTCGATATTGATGGGGCAGCCTTCGGCCACGGCAATATATACATCGACCCAATGGCCGCTCCATCCATCTCTTTTCACTGGCAATTGCGCCGGAGCGACGCCCAGATCGAGCCCGAGCTGGCGGGCAATGTCATAGAACTTGCCCTGCTCTCCGTTGGGCGTGGAGAGCACGCGCAGCTTGTGGCCCAGCGCCACCTGGCGGAAGACGGCCGCGAAGATGGAGTAGCTGTCCTCGTGATGCGCGAATTCATCCAGGATTGCATTGCCGGGATAGCCGCGCGCGGTGCGCGGATTGGCGGGCAGCGCGATGATGCGGCTGCCATTGGGAAAAGTGATGCGCTGCTGAATGCCTTCGATGCGGCCGAAGACATCGATGAAGTCCTCGTCGGCATAGAGCCGCGAAGCGCCGCCCATCAGCTCCAGATTTTTTTGGCAGGTCTCGATAAACTCCGTGGATTGCGCTTTAGATGCGGAGAGCACCGTCCAAGTGGCGTTGGCGTGCTCCAGGCAATCGAAGATGGCTTCAAGGCCGGTGGCGAAGCTGTAGCCGATGCGCGCGGATTTTACGCCGAACTTGAAGCGCGTGTGATCGTCTACCCAGCGCTGCTGATATGGCCTGAGCTTAATAACCGGAGGAAGTTTGATCTCAGCCACGCGCGGCCTCCGGAGCCTCGACCGGAGGCAAGCCGAAGACGCGCTCGCGCAGGCGATTGATATCTTCCACGGTCAGCTCGCCTTTGGAGAGCTTCCTGGCCGCGCCCTCCGTCTCCGCCTCAAGCTGCTGGCGCTGTTGCTCCTCGCGTTCCTCCAGGAGCTTTAATTTTCGGCTGTCTACTTCGACTCGTTTCGCCTGCAGCTCCACGCGCTGCAAACGCGCAAGGGTCAACGAGAGCGCATTCAGGCCATCGAGAAACTTAGCCTGGTCGCCGGGTCCCACCTGGCGCATCAGCGTGAAGACCTGGTCGCGCATGGCGTTCATCACTGCGGCGTTGGTGCCCGGCAGATCCTTGCCGGCGAAGGCCTCGGCCCACTTGCGCGCCTTCGCGCTCTCCGCCAAAACCTGGGCGCGCACCTGGCGCACGCGCAGATCGAACCAGCGATGTAAGGTATTTTTCGCCACGCGTAGGCCGGGGAAGAGATCGAGCGTCTCTGAATCGATCGTCGTCCAATCGATGAAGCCTTGATCATAAGGAGGCTTTGACCAATCTGGGCCGAAGCCCAGCGCCGATTGCTCTTCAATCTCTTTCCAGGTGCGCCCCTGATCGTAGAGCACCTTGATCGCGTCGCGCGCCGATTGCGGCAAGCGATCGATCTTGAGCGGCTGATTCACCGCGCGTCGCTCTCCGGTTTTGGGCCTGGGCTTGGTCATTTTGCCTTTCGAGCGTAATAGTGCAATAACGTTGTAAAACCCTCAAACTTCCTTCGCGTGCGTGGGCTGGGCTCGATTCCAGCTATAGTTCCAGGCTCATCTCAATGTCCGAGCAGGCTACCCTGTGCACCGCCATTGCACTCGAATGCTGGACTATGTGTTTGGCGTCCGACTGTCCTTCCAATCGTGTGCCACGCAAACTCAGTTGAAGAGCAAGTCGTCATTGTTTTTGCGCCGCTGAAGACAGCGCAGACCGGATGCCGTGAGAATGATCTCGCTGATGACAACGCAACCCTCTTCTTCGCTGAACTCCTCTTTGAACTCGACGTAGCCTTGCATATTCAAATCAGGCCTGGGAAGCTTGAGATCTTGCAGCATGGTGCGCACCTGGAAGAGGCTCACATGCAGCCCGCTGTCCTGCATGATGGCGTGCAGCTCGCTGTCGTTGAGCCGGTGCATCTGGTTTTCGTGCCCGATGCGAATTTGCTTCAGGATGAAGACATTCCGCCGCCTGTTCTGAGCCACCCTGATATCAGCTTCCATTGCTCGCCCCCATCTCCTCACATTCGACAGTTTTTGTTTCACGATGAATTACGCAATGCAGGCCCTTCACGCTCTGGCTGATCTCCCGCAAAAGCTCATCCTGCCGGTCCAGCCGCTCGTACATGGGCACAAATTCCTGCGCTGCATAGATGGCCAGCCGCCGCGTCTCTTCCACCTGGCGGTTGCCCTGCTCCGCCAGTTGCGTTAGAGCGCTCGCCGTCCTGGAGGCGGCCTCCGCGCTCGATTGAATCCCTGCTGACATAGTGCTGAAGCTCTCCCGCACCGTCGAGTTCAGGCCCTCGAAGATCCGCCCCACGGCAAAGATCGCGAGTATGGCAATCAGGAAGGCCGGCCCCCAGCCCTGCAGCAGCGCGAAGGCGCGATCGGGCTGCGAGCGCAGGATGTCGTAGGCCCCAACCACGATGGCCGCGCCGCTGGCGCCGCTGATCGCCAGACCGACGTGCTTCAGCCAGCCGGCGCGCAGATCGATGCCCAGGCCAACCTTCGGCGATGATGATGTACTTAGGCCCAGTCCGGTCATCGGCTACCGCTCCGGACTGGCTTTTTGACCGCCTTCTTGGCCGCTGACTTTTTGGTCTTGGCGTTTCGACGCTTGTTTCCTCCGACGAACTGCCGTATATACCCTGAATCAACAGCATGGATGTTGGCCGCGGCCTTTACTGTCTTTATTGCCGACTTTTTCGTCCTGAGTTTGAGCCGTCGCTTCACCTCAGGTGGTGGCACCCTCGACGGAATCATTTCGACGGGGCCATCCCCCGCCCAGAACTCCGCCAGCCAATCCAGAAACCTGCCCCATAACTTCCGCATAAAACCCCCTTCAAACCAAAAACCGGCATTTTTGTTAGACCGGCTCGATTTTCGCCTTATCGCCGCCATTTGCTGTCCGCGTCGGGCCGTTCATTTGAATATTTCGTAGCCAACCGCCAGAAATTCGCCCGCATGCCTTAAATCGCCTCCTGGAGCCTCCCGCGGCGGTTTTACCTTTTACCGGCTTTTCCCGGCTTTTACCGCCTCGTCAGCGCCCAGGCCAAATCGCCTCCGCAGCTCGTCACCCAAACCGTCAGGGCAAAGCCCGCTCCCAGCAAAATCCAACCCCAAAACCGCCTTCTCATGTCGTCACCGACTCCATCAGATCGCGCAGCTTGGCCGCGACCGTAGCCTCCGAGACGAGCATCGGCTTGCTCGTGCATTGCACAGTCAAGGTTTGGCCGGCCTCGTCATAGCTCCAACTGAAGGCAACCTTGCCCAGAGGCGTCGAGCCGCTCGCCGTGCCGCTGTCGCCATCGATGGTCAGGCTGGAAGCCTGAGCGCGGATGCGCGCCCGGATCGCCTGATATTTCAACCGCGAGACGTTGGCGAATTTGACCGGCTGGCAGCTTGCCATGGCTTCCTCATTTTGCCGGCGGCGGCCAACCTGGTTCGATCGGCCGCCTCCGGGTTTATGGTTGCAAGTTGTGACTCCAGGTACGGACCTCGAACTCCTGGAGACTTCGCATTGGGGGGGTCATCCCTTAAAACCCGTTCTGTACGAGAATCTCCCGGTTGACCGAGCGAAAATAATCGCCGGTCATGACAGGAACCTTGTAATGCCGCGCGATGATCTCATCGGCCTGCCTATCCTTCATCAGCGGAGCGACGTCGGCTAGCTGGATGCTAATTCGAGAATCCATCCGCGCAATCGCCGCCTTGGAGCTGATCGAGACCACCAGCGCCAGAATCGCATCCACTACCGTAGCCACGGCATTGATGAGATTGAGCGCATGCTGCTGACTCGCCGGATTGGTAATCTTTGCCGCCTGCAAGAGCGCCGTATTCACCTGCTGCTGTAGGGTCACCACCGCAGTTTGCAATTGCGCAAGCACAGTCGCATTGGGATTCGCAAGGTAAGCTCTGGCCTGGGCGACCAGAACATTCGAGGCCGCATCGAAGCCCGCCGTGGCCGCGGCGAAGATCGGCGCGGCCGCCGGGTCGAGCAATGCCGCGCCTGAATCGATGGTGGCCACCGCCGATTGCAGCGCCGGAGTCCAGTTCACAATATCCTGGGCCACGCTCTTCGCCGAGCAGCCTTGCACAAATGGTAACTGCACCAAAAGAGCGATCAATGCCCAGCAGCCCAGCTTGGTGGTGGTGCTCGTTGTGGAGCTCGATGTCGAAGGCGCCGGATCACGCGCCAGCAAGCCGAGCAGCGCTGTCGCCAGCGCACAGATCAGAGTGACCACGGTTCCATTGCCGATATTGCCCAGGGTGATGCCTTGCTGCGAGAGCACGCCGCCGATGGTGACCGCGCCGATCAGCAGCCCCGCAATCGATGTCTTCGGCGAATTCAAGATGTTCGAAAAGATGTTCACGTTTTTCCCTCCGCCGCGGATGCGGCATTTGTTTTTTATTGAGAACTGAGAACTGACGGCTGAGAACTGCCCTGCTTCCACAACGCTGCTTCCGCCTCGCGCCGCGCCTTCAATCCAGCGAGTTCCTTGCCGCCGGCATGATCCCAGTGCAAGATCTGCTCGCAGGCGTCATCGTAGCGGCCTTTGTTGAGCAGCTTGAGCAGAGTTGAATTTGCAAGGCGACCCGCCCCGAGGTTGAAAGTGAAGTCCACCAGCGCGTCGAACTGGCCTTGAAAGAGGTGAACCTTCACCAGCCGTTCCACCGCATGTTCGGCCTCGCGCACGTCGGAGACAAGGATCTCCGCCGCCTGCGCCTCGTCGATGCCCTCGGGAAAGGATTGCGAATTCAAAAGCTTGTGGCCGTAGCCGATGGTGGGCAGCCCGGCCGCGTCGAGATAGACGGACGCGCGGAAGCCCTCGCTTCTCTTTAACAGCTCCATTCCCGCCGCGCTCAGGTTCATCGCTTTTCCCTCATCCGGTGGCATACTATAAACGAACGTGAAAGGTACGCCAATGGAGCTTTTCGATTACATTGGAACCAACATCACCGTCGTGATTCCAGCCATTGATCCCAACAGCCCCCAAGAAGTCAAACTGTTGGGCGTTGAACCGGGAGGCATCTGGATCGAGAGCCAGACGCTTACCGATCAAATGCTCAAGATCGCAGAGCAAAGATCCGCGCCAAACTCGCTCGGATTTTTCTTCCCATACCACGAACTGCGCTTCGCATTCGTGCCCATCGAGGGACCGGCCTTGAGCGAGAAAGCGCTTCTCGAATGACTTTCTGGGACGCCGGTGAACTGAAATAATCCGCCACTGTCTTTGACATTCCGTTTCCCTCGCCTCTAGCGACAGTGGTCAGTTTTCAGTTGTCAGATGCCTTCGGCTGATCGCTGTCTGCTGACCGCTGTCTCTCTGCTCTGGCTACTCCGCGACCTCCTTTCAGAGTGATTCGCGGATTGCCTACCGTTCAGGTCTGTGAGCAGAATAGGGCGGAAGCGCGCCGCGCGGTGGAGCGCATGAAGAGAAGGGAAAGGTTGGAAGGGCGCGGGTGTGAAACGAGAGAATAGGGACTAGGGATTAGGGATTAGAGTACGCCTTTCAAAGCGTCCTTTTCTTTTTTCTGATCTCGTTCAATCGCTGCTATATATTCCATGGTATATGCAGAAAGAGTGCCTTCATCAATCATCGAGTCCGGTGATTTGAAGACGATGCTTATATGCGCCCAATGCCAATATATTTTGCGCCCTCTGATTTGCGCGCCCATGGAATTTTGGAGGTGCGTGATTGTATCAAGAGCGGGTGGCCCGTATTTTTCCCTTAGCGCGCGCAATATCTGATCGGCATTATCTACATTGAATTCTGCGTCGATATTTCCAACTTTTCCATCGATCTCGTTTACAAATATATTGCTAAAGAGTTCTATATTACGAACTTTATAAAAGTCACTTATCGGTTCAAAGCAGGTATCTACAGAAGCCTCATATCTGTCACATTTGCGCACGGAATCACTGATGGGCTTCCCAAATTGAATACCAAGGAAGGAAGTCGGTGCCAGCGGCCGCGGGCGCGGCTTCGATGTCTGGGCTGTCAATTGAAGGCAACACAAGACGGAAATCATAAGCAGACTGCTGATCGTTTTCATTTTTTGCGCCCTTTCGTATTTATTGGACAAACGACTTCATCGATGCGGCGATCTACAGTGGCATCGGTGCGCTCGGCAAATCCTTGCCAATCATCATAGACCCTACAATAGACCTGCGCTTTCTGCATCAGCGTCATGCCTAGACCTCTCTGAAGGATTCTGGCCTCAACCGCGACAACCGCCTGTGCCATCAATCCTTCGTCCGTGGCTTTCTTTACCCGTTGGAATAGTGGCGTCGAGATCGCTTCCGTTTCATCCAGATTAATGTCTGCGCGCTCCGATGCCTTATCTCTCCACCATTGCCTTTCAGACTCCGGAACCATTTCAGCAAGCATGAGAAGTATTTTAGGTGGAGGCTTATAGGTATCACGCTCCCATTGCGCTAGCCTGTTCCGTTTTATACCAAGCTCTTTAGATAGTGTGCCTTGCGTTATTCCGCGAGATTTCCTTAATGAAACGATTGCATGTGCAATCGAGCCATACGGAATAATTTTGTCAGCATCCACACTTTTTCCTTGACAAAAATTGTCAGCAGGCTGACTATAGTGATTCAGAGGCAAACGGTGTTTCTTTCGCGCCTTTGGTCAGGATATATGAACGCCAACACTTATCGCACCAAATTATCCCGCAATATCCTTAGCCGCGTGGCTAAACAACTCGGCCTCAGCCGCTCCCATCTCTGTCTGGTGGCCAATGGTCATCGGCGCTCTCGCCGGGTAGAAGCCGCCCTCGTAAAGGAATATGCCCGCATTGAACGCGAGATTCAGCGTTATGCCAGGAAGACAGAAAGGCGTGCGGCATGAAAAAACGATTCAGTCTTTCCTTCGCCGCCCTCGGTCTGGCATTTCGATGCCTTTGGAATCCCTCCTCGATAAAGAGAATAGTTCCAATTAATGTAATTCCTTATAAGCGTCACGATTTTTGGGAAGTCGATGACCCTGAGTATTTTTGTTGCAATTTCGATAGCGAAGAAAAAGCGCTGGCATATATCGACGAGCACGGTGCCAGGATTGCGGCGCAACTTGAAAAATGGCTCAACGGCAACTCTATAACGCTGGAGGCCTCCGCATGAAAACCAAAAACCGCCGCTTCTCACTCACCAATTACCCGCTCTCCTGGCCGGAGGGATGGGCGCGCGTTGATCCTGAATTTCGCAAGCGCGGCAACTTCAAAACCTATGGGAACAGCATCTCGATCATGGGCGGAATCAACCGCATCCTTGCGCAACTCGCCTCGATGAAGATCAGCCGCGACGATGTGCTCATCAGCACCAACGTGCAAACGCGCCTCGACGGCCTGCCGCGCAGCGATCAACGCGAGCCCTCCGATCCCGGCGTGGCCGTCTACTGGCGCAAAAATCAAAACGCCCAGATGCAGTGCATGGCCATCGACATTTACCGATCGGTGGCCGACAACCTGGCCGCCGTCGCCGCCACCCTCGACGCCATGCGCGCCATCGAGCGCCATGGAGGCGCGCAAGTGCAGGAACGTACCTTCCGCGGCTTCGCCGCGCTGCCCGCCAAAACCGGCCGCGCCTGGTGGGAGGTGCTTCGCGTAAGACACGATGCCACTGAGGAAGTCATCGAATCAAGTTTTCGCGCACTCGCTTTCGATCTGCATCCGGATCGCGGCGGGAGCCATCACGCCATGTCCGAGCTGAACAAGGCGCGCGAAGAAGCCCTCGCCGAGATCGAAGGCGCAGCATGAAGCTGAAAAAGATTTTAGTCAAATGCTTGGTCATGGATTCAGATGGCTGTCCTGTGGATGGTGATGGTGAGCCTATATTTGGCACACGCAAAAAGCCTTGGTACATTTGGGAACCCCGCTGGCGAGGAGAGAAATGGCTAAGAGCTCATCCTGATCTCTGGAAGCCACTTCCTGCATCCGGAGGCGCAGCATGAAGCATTCCATAGATTGGCGCGCAGAGGCTGCTCTTCCACCTCCCATCCCTCTCGATGCTCTTGAACTCAATCAATTCAAACCGAATGGGCGCTATTATGGCGTTTATAAAAAAGTCGCGGATAGAATAGGATGCTCAGAAACAACCGCCTGCAATGTAGCCAGACAGCGCAGGAATTCGCCTCGCGTCCTTCGCGCAGTTCGTGAAGAGATGGCCCGCGTCGATGCTGAGATCGCCGCGCAGTACGGAGGCCGCTAGATGGCCGCCGATATCGTTCTCACCGCCGCGGAGCGAGAGCTGCTCTATGTGCTCTGCGATCATGCCTGGACCTACAGGCATTCGCTGATCTCCACCGGCGCAAAACCCTTCGACAAATTCACCAACAACGATTGGGGCTTGACGCGCCGCCTCATGATGAAGCTCACCGTCCCTGAAATACCCGATTGCATTCTCAAAATCATTGCACGTTGAAAGAAAATCATGGCCGCTCAGCTCGCGTTGACTCTTCCGCTCCCCACACCGGTCTCCATTCCGCAGCGAGTACTCCTTCCCGATCCCGATGACCAGGCGCAAGCCGAATTCCGGCTATCCATTCTCCGCATGCTCTTCGACTTCCAGCGCGAACCGGAACGCTTCGGCAATCTCCGCCTTCCCGATGGAACTCCAGTGACCAGCTTCAGCCGCATGGCAGCCTATGTGGCGGCGCAATCGAATGTGAGCGAAGCAACGATCTGGCTCTGGAAGCGCCGCTATGAAAAAGACGGTCTCGCCGCATTGGCCGACCGCAAGCGCAGCGACAAAAATTCATCCCGCTTTTTTTCTCTCTATCCCAAGGCCGCCTGGCTGGCAGCGTATCTCTACCTCGACCAGAAACAATCCGTCTCCGTCTGCTATGAAGCTCTGCTGCGCGACGCCGCCCTACTTGAAATTCCAGCCGGCGATCTGCCCAGCTACAACACAGTGCGCCGCTGGCTCTCCATGATGCCGCCTCAGCTCGTCACCTACGCCCGTGAAGGCGCGAAGATCTACCGCGAGCGCATGTCGCCCTATCTCACGCGCGGATTTACCGACTGCTACTCGAATCAGGTTTGGGTGGGCGATCACATGATCCACGATGTGGAGTGCGCCAACGATTGCTTCTCCAACGTGGAGTGGGGCGCTCCCATTCGCATCAGATTTTCCGCCATGCTCGATTACCGCTCCAGGATGTACGTGGGCGCGAGCTGGTGCTGGGAGGGCAGCTCGCGGGCCATTGCCGCCGCCATGCGCCGCGGCATCGCCAGATATGGCCCTCCTGAGCACATCTACGTCGATAACGGCAAGGACTATCGCAAGATCGCGCGCGGCGCGCTGCCTGGTTATCTCGCCGAATCGCCTCTGGCGCCGCCCACCTGGTGGAAGGATGAACTCGAAGGCATCGCCGCCACCGGCTTCCTCGCGCGGCTGGGCATTGCCGTTACGCATTGCATTCCTCACCACCCGCAATCCAAGCACGTCGAGCGCAGTTTCCGCACCGTGCATGAACGCTTCGACAAATGCTGGCCCACCTACACCAGCGGCAATCCCTTCACGCGGCCCGAACAAACCGAAGCGGCCATGATGCGCCATCGCCGCCTTCTCAAGGCCGGCCGCGTGGCGGAATCGAAGCACCCGAAGGCGAGCCTCTTCATCATGGCCTGCCTGGCCTGGCTCGATGAGTACGCCAACACGCCGCACTCGGGCGAAGGCATGGACGGCGGAACGCCGCGCGAGGTCTTCGAAGCCAACCTCAATCCCCGCCAGAAGCCCGCGCCCGATCCCGCCACGCTGGCGCTGCTTTTGGCCGAGCATGAGCGCCGCCGGGTGCGCGAGTGCGCCATCACGCTCTCGAAGCGCCGCTATCAGCCCGTCGATCAAGCCGGATGGGCGGTGATGCACAACCTCAACGAGACGGAGATCCTCATAGCCTACGATTCCGCCCTACCCGAAGAGTGCGCCGCGCTCGATGAAGACGGCAACTTCCTTTGTGCGCTTCAGGCTGAAGAAAAAGTCCGCTTTGCTCCCTACGACGCCGAGACGCAATCGCAGATTGCCGAGAGCATGGCGACGCGCCGCCATCTCGAAAAGCAGACGCGCGAAGCGATCCATAATCTTGCAATCGTCGCCCGGCATAACGGCGCTCAGACGCCGCTCGAATCCATGGCCGGAAGATTGCGGCTTCCCGCGGACACCGATCTCTCCCACATCATCACCCAGCGCAAGACCATCCCTCACAACCACGAAACATTGACCCGGCCGGCGACCCCGGCCGAATTGGCACGCCAGATTTTGGAGAAAAGGAACGCATGACCGAAGAACGGAAAGCTCATTTTGAAACCGCGCAGCGCGTGCAGCGCATCGTCACCGGCTACCTGATTCAATCGGGCATGTCGCCGGTGGATTTTGCGCGCCGCGTCGGCTACTCGCACAACACGCTGCAGCAGTTCATGTCTGGCCATTATTCCAACATCGCCAATACGAGCCGCATCACCGCCGCCATTCTCAACTTCATCGAGCACAACCCCATCGAGCCGGAAGCGCCCTATTGCGGCCAGATCTACGAAACCGGCGCGGTCAAGCTCATGCGCGGCATCTTCTTGAAGCTCGCCGAACGCCCGCAGATTTATTTAGGCTATGCGCCCCCCGGCTCGGGCAAGACGGAAATCACGCGCCACTTGATTGCCGAGCATAACAAAGACCGCAAGGCCGATCAGAAGACCTTCATCTTCCGCATCTACTGCCGCGCGCGCATCTGCCCGCGCGATTTGATGAAGCGCGTGGCCACCGCCTGCGGAACGCAATCGGATACGGCTATCGACCGCGCCATCCACAATCTGCGCTTCGACTTCAAGGGTTGCCGCGTGGTTCTCGTCTTCGACGAGGCGCAGCATTTGAGCGTCGATTGCCTTGAAGTCATTCGCGAGCTGCTCGATGAGGAGCCGCGCTTCTCGCTTTTATTCCTCGGCTCGCATGAGCTGGACAAGATCTTCTCGCGCTTTGTGGGCACGCTGGAGCAACTGGAGCGGCGCATCACCGACAAGGTCACTCTGCCGCCCTTGACCAGCGACGAGGCCGCGGGCATCCTGCGCAGCGAGCTGAAGGAATGCAAGCCCGACGCCGCCGAGATCCGCGCGCTGATCGAGGGCTCGACCATCGTGGTCAGCGTGGACCGCAAAACACAACGCTACATCTCCATCGGCCGCATCATGGCCGGCGCGCGCGCCTTCCGCGAGGGACTGGCCGCGAGCGAGAAAGTCGAGGCAGTGGCATGAAAAACAGTTCTCAGTTCTCAGTTGTCAGCGATCAGTCGCAACGCGGCATGAAGAACTTCTTTCCGGGAACGGCTAAGCCGGTCATTGTCAGTTATCCGGATGATCTGGAGATCCTGAAGCAGGATTATCCCCTCAGCTACCGATTGATGGTGTTGCATCGCAGGCAGGAGGCCAGCTCGCTGCGCCGCCTGCTCGAACATGATTTTCCCGAGCGCGGCGAATTGACGCAGCGCATTCAGTCGAGCCGCAATCAATTGAGCGATCACTGGTACTACAAATATTTACTCCAAAAATGGTACATCGATTTTTGGAGAAGAACCTTCCTTCGAAAACTCGCCCGCGTGCTTGATCTCGGCATCAAGGCATTCGTGATCTGCGCGGCTCTTTATCTCCTCGGCGAAATCGCCTGGGCCTTCCGTCCGGGCGGCGCTGTGGAGCGCGTGCTGGGAGGCATCCGATGAAAACAATAGCAACCATTGTTGGCGTTTCGTTTTTGATCTGCGCCGCGCTGATCTTGCTCTGCGATCTTGAGCATTTGATCGGTAAGCGTCTGGCTCTCGATCCAGATGCCTCCCGGTTCAACCGAAAACTCGGCCGCGTGCTTGATCTCGGCTTCAAGGCGTTCGTGGTCTGCGCGGCTCTTTATTTCCTCATTGAATTCGCCTGGGCCTTCCGTCCGGGCGGCGCTGTGGAGCGTGTGCTGGGAGGCATCCGATGAAAACAATAGCAACCATTGTTGGCGTATCATTTTTGATCTACGCCGCGCTGATCTTGCTCTGCGTGCTGCAGGCGTACTTGAGGCTTTCAGGAGGCCATCGATGAGCCTACTATGGATTCTCATCACACCATCGTTGCTGGGCATTGCGTTCATGGGCGCGATTTTTATCCGTGAATGCTGGATTGGAGGCCTCTGATGGACTCGCTGAAATCGAAAAACGGCGACCTGATTTCTTTTATCGACCAGCACGGCAAAATGCAATGTTACAGCACCAAGGCCGTCGGCCAGCTTCCCTCGGAGTTCGAGAGCGCGCTGAAGGCCATCTGCGCCGATATGGAGCTGGCGCTCGATTGCCTCAAAATCTACGGCGGCATTCCGCTGCCGGTGGCCAAGGCCATCCTGCGCAACATGGAGCCGGCGCACGCCGCCATCGATATGTGCGTGCGCGGTTGCGACGGCGCCAGGGAAGGATTGGTGCATTGATGGCTGAAGCCCCCCCTATATCTGCGCGATCTGCCTCACGCCCAAGCGCGAAACCAATCATTGGCAGATGGCTATCACGCGGCCGGCATTCGAGGGCGTGCTTTATCAGCCCATCGAATCCGTCGAAGAGCCGCGCAACTCGCTCTTTGTTTACGAGGAGCTCTGCGGCGACACCTGCTCGCTCAAACATCACCAGCGCTATCTCGACGATTTGCGCAAACGCTTTTTAACCATGGAGGACCAATCCAATGACACCGCAACAATTTGATTCGCTCTGCGCGGATTATGCAGAAAAGCAGCTCGCAGCAAACATTGCCAAAGAGAAGGCTGATGACGCCAAGGCTCTGGTGATGACCGCCGTCGAAGCATATGGCCGCGTGCCCACCAATGCCGAGGCCTCGCGCCGCTTCGAAGGCGCGGAGTGGTGTGGAACCGTCACCACAACCACCGCCATCGAGATCCTCGACGACAACGTGACCGCATTGGAGCTGGCGCTCTCCAAAGCCAAGCTGCCGCGCGTCTTCAAGCTGATGTTCTCGCGGCGCGTCGAGTACACCATGCTCAAAGGAGCCGAGCGTATATTACCCCAGACTCATCTACCCCAGAGGTATGCGAGGCGCATCAAGGAACTCTACGCGCGCTGCTTCGTGCCCCGCAAAAAGACGCCATCGCTCAAGGTTGAGCCGCTGGCCGATCTCCGCGCGCGCGAGGAGAAGGCGGCGAAGAAGGGCGGCGCGAAGTGAGCTTTTGCACGCTCATCAATCTCATATGCGATCACTGCGGCAACCGCTATCCATGCGTCGGCGTGTGTCCGGCGCCCGTTGATGGCGCAATCATCACTATCGCCGAACTTCGTCATGATGCGAAAGAGGCAGGCTGGGGCCGCGTTCTAACTCACGCAAAGATTCTGCGCGATCTCTGCCCGCGATGCCTCAAGCAATTCAAGGAAAGGCCGCGCAAATGAATTCAGCCGTCACCAGTTCCGCGCCGATCGGCAAGCGCTGCACGCGCTGCCTCTGCTGCGACGCCGTGATCGTCTTCGACGGCGAGGCGCTCTGCGCGGCCTGCGACGACGGCACTCACGCGCCGATTCATTTTACGGCGGAATATAAATTTCCATCGCCTGAAAACCAACCTCAACCCGTCACTCGCATAGAACCAATCGAGGAGGAATCCATGCCTGAATCGCACAAAAGAAAACGCGGCGAGCCTGTCCCTGAATCGATCAGGCTGCAGATCGCCGCCGAGGACGAACACATCTCCAATTGCGCGCTGGGTAGGAAATACGGCATCTCCGGTGTCACCGTCGGCTATATCCGCCGCGCCGGCAAACACAACCTGGCTCCATCCACCGCGCAGACGCACACTACCGTGATCTCGCTCAACATCACCGAGGATGTTCTCGATAACTGGTGGAAGAAGTTAGACCTCACGAACAAAGCCTCGATCTTCACCGCCAACTATCGCTTTCCGATTGAAGGATTCATATCATGATGGGTCTCAAATCCCAACCCGGCGTCACCTGGATCACTACCGACCATCCGCGCGTTTGCAATGAATGCCGGCAGTCGATCTATGCCGGTGACAGGATTGCGGTCTACGACGATGAATCGATTTCCGCGGCGTCATTGACCGTTCTCAAGCGCGTTCACATCAAGCGCATCTATTGCGAAGAATGCGGCCACCTGCTCGAAGATTCGCTCACTACCACGGAGAGCCTGGCATGACGGAACTATCCCTTTTTCCCGAGCCCGTCGAAGAGCGCATCCAGCGCATCGATGCGGAGATCCTCGCGCTGCTCATCGGAAAATCGGGAGGCCCGCTGGGCCTGCATCTTAGCCACGCTGAAAGGCTGGTGCTCTCCGCCATCCGCTTCTGCCGCGGCGCTGCCCGCGCCATCACCATCAGGGATATGCGGAACTTCAAAGGCTGCGAAGAACTCGATGCCCGCGAGATTAAGGAGGCGGTGCGCGCGCTGCGCATCAACTTCCGTGTGCCTATCGGCAGCAGCAAGATGTCGAGCGGCGGCGGCTACTTCATCATGCTCACCGCCGAAGATCACTCCATCCTGCATAAGCAAGTCCTCGACCAGGTGAGAGCGGAGATTGAAGTGCTCAAGGCGGTGGACGGCCCGCGCACCACGCTGGAGCTGCTCGGCCAATTGCAACTGGAGATCGGCGCTGCCGCCCAGGAGGTCGCCTGATGTTCGCGCGCTCCATCCATAAAAACATTTCCGCTATTGCACGTCCCACATCAGACGGCACGATGAGCTTCTGCCATATCGACGGCTGCTCACGCTCCATTCCGCGCGGCTACCGCATGATGTGCGATGAACATTGGTCCGAGGTTCCGCCCGAACTTTGCGCGCAGGTTGCCCGCGCATGGGCTGCATGGATGGCGGGAGAACTAACCGTGCAGCCCTATTTAATTGCCCGGCTCACCGCGATCATTCATGTCTCCAGGCTCCATAACATCGACGTGACGCGGCAGATCGAACGCCTCGCGCAACGGCGCGCGGAGCTGAGCCGCTCGACTGTCACTTCCAAGCTGGCGGCTACGAGCTGACCGGCAACTGCTGATTGATTTTAGGAGAAGAGTTATGACCGCTGAAGCAAACAAGCTGGCCCACGCGCTGGCGCTCAGAGCCGCAATCCAAGTGCTGAAAGATAGCACGCTCGGAGTCGAATTTAATGAAGAGCACTGGTGTGACATTGACACAGAAGAAGATGGCATCGCGCTCGGAGTACTTCTCAAAGACGAGCTGCGCTATCTGAAGCTCCGCAATGCCATCCAATGGCATCCAGTCAAGCCCAACCTCTTCCGCATCCTGGAGGTGCCCGCATGAGGCCGAAACATACAATCCTGCTCGTGGGCGCGGATGAAGAGAAGTTCGGCTGGCTGCGCTTCGCTATACGCAATTGGCGCTATGCGGTGGCTACTGCTGCCTCTTGCGAAGAAGCTCTGCGCCTGCTTCATCATAGGCGTTTTGAATTGCTGCTCTGCATTTTGCCCTTCGATCATTGCGAAGCCCTGGTCGAATCCGCTTATAAGCTCAATGCCAATATGCGCACGCTGATCCTGGCCCAATATTTATGCCGTGAAGAATTGGCGCTTATCAAAGAAAAAACTCTGGCTTTGACGCTTTTTTCAAATGCTTCGGTAGTCACGCGCAAGGACTTCTCTAATGCCGAACTGTGTGAACGCCTGCGCACGATGACCGCGCAAAAGCGCGGTCCCAAGCCTTTCCGCCGTATTCCACCTACGGCGGTGGAGCTGCTCGCCCAGATGCAGATTGCGAGGCCGGCATGAAGGCTCTCAGCATTCGCGCGCCCTGGTGGTGGTACATCCTGCACGCCGGCAAGAATATCGAGAATCGCGATTGGCCGACGCGCGTCCGCGGCCGCGTGCTCATCCACGCCAGCAAATGGTGGAATGAGCGCGAGGTGGCGGAAGATATTGCATCAGCCGAACAAATGTTCAAGCAATCCGATCGCCCGGACCTCTTCCACTTGAATCAGAATGCAGCACGCTCGCCAATATTGCTGCGCAATTTTTGCGGCCGCTTAGTCGGCTCGGTGGAGATCGTTGATTGCGTGGCGCAGAGCGATAGCCCGTGGTTTGTGGGCGATTATGGCTTTGTGCTGCGCAATCCCATTGCCTTTGGTGGGCCGGTAGCCTTCAAAGGCTCCCTGGGCTTCTTCAGCGTGCCTGACGAGCTGGCGAGGAGTCTGCAATGAGGCCTTGTGATCTCCGGGATATACAGGAACTGTCGGCTAATAAGCCGCATGGTACACGAATTAAATACCTCTCCGGGTGTCGATGTCTTCCATGCCGGGCTGCGAACTCTCGTTATTCCTGCTTCAGAGATGCTGAGAACAAAGCAGGAAGAGGAGCCGGTATTATCAGTGCAAAAAGGGCACAAAGGCATATCTTGAAGCTGTCTCAACACGGCGTTGGTTATAAAAGCGTGGTCAAAGCTGCGGGCATTAATAAAGGGATTGTGCAGCGGATTCGTAGTGGTAAACGCGAACGAATAAGACAGTCAACCGAGCGGAAGATTTTAGCTGTTGATCGCTATGCAGGACAGGGAGGTTCGATAATCTCGGCGAATTCAACATGGCGTAAGATTACGAAACTATTAGATGAAGGTTTCACAAAATCTTCGCTCGCATTGCGGCTCGGCTATAAGACTCCAGCAATCCAGTTACGCCATGATTTTATAACTGTCCGGAATGCGCAAAAGGTTAGCCGATTGTATCGAATACTGATGGTTGGTGGTTAATGATGAATGGCACGCCCGTAAGTGGATATCAAAGGCAATGTCAGCACATGGGCTGCAAAAATCTGATCGAGCACAAGCGCCGCAACGCTAAGTTTTGCTCGGACATTTGCCGTCAGGCCGATGGGCGCGAAATGCGCAAACTGAAGCCTCCGGTGCTCTGCTCGGAATGCAAGAAGAAGCTCAGAGAAAAGAAGTAGGATGCGGATTACAAAGAAACAACTCGGCCGGCTGCAAACGCTCTACGCGCAATTTGCGCGCCGCGAGATCGGCATAGGTCAATCGCGCGAGGAGCGCCTTGCCTGGGCCACGCAGCGCCTGCGCAAGCCTATAGAGAGCTTTCGCGATCTATCCTCGGCCGACGCGGCATTCCTGATCGACGGTCTTCACGAATCCCTTGGCATTCCTGTGGGCGCCAAGCCGCGCCCGCGCCTCGATCGCGACCAGGCGCGCCGCGCCGGTGTCGATGGCCGCCGCGACAGCCAGGAGTTCGCCAGCGCGCCTCAGCTCGCCTCAGCGGCCGATCTGGAGGTCATCGATAATTACAGTGCGCGCTTAGGCTGGACATGGGCACAATTAGAAGTGTGGCTGCGCTCGCCACGCTCGCCGCTTAAGCATAAATCTGCACCCACGATCACCACCTCGGCCGACGCCAACCGCGTGCGCTGGGCGCTGAAGCAGATGCTTGTCCGCGCCGGCAAATGGCAGCGACGGGAGGCCGCATGAACTTCCGCAATCCCGATCAATTACTCATGCCCTGGAGCCCGCGCTATACTATCTCCGCAGCGCGTGCTGCCGAGATCCTCAACGTGTCGCGTCAAACCGTTATTCGCATGTGTGAAGCAGGCTCTTTCATGGCCTATCAGGTGCGTCCCGGCGTGAGTGGAAGCCCATGGCGCATCAACCGTGATTCATTCGAAGCCTACATCAGAACTATCTATGAAAAGAATGGCATCGAGCAGCGATTTTGAGGCTATCTCAGATACTTATATCTGCGCTAACTTCGATAAGTTCAACTTAGCTGGGTTTCTAAGTCATTTTCCAGGTGATTTTAGGCATGAGAACAGCCATTTTCAACTCGCTCTCCGGCCTCTCCTCCAGCGCGAAATCCATCACGTTTACCAATTGGAATTTCCCTCATTTTTGCTGCCTTTCTATGAATTTCGGTAGATTGGCTTGTTTACTCTTTATTGATCGTTTCTCGGGGAGCATCCTGGAGGGTTTTAAGAGTCTAGAAGCGCCTCTAAATCGCTATTCACGCGGCATTACGGCGATTTCCACAATATTGTCATATAAGTAAACTTCTCTGATGCGCGCAGTAGTAAACATCGCCTCAACGAAGAATCAACAACTTAGAGGTCAAAAAGCGTCGATTTTTGCCGAGTACTGTAATTTAATTTGGAGAATCGAAAACCGCCGCCGCATTGTGGAAAAATACGTTTCACCCGCTCCGTTCCCGCCGATTCCCGCCACATCCCGCCATCTCCCACCACTGTAATCTAATTTAGAGAATCACACAAGCTCTGGGGACTCCGGTTGGCGAAAGGGTGGGAGACCACGAATCCCATGGCGCGCAAACGCCGTACGCCTGGACAGCCTGTCCTGAGCCTGTCGAAGGGGC